ACATCCAAATGGGTGTCCTCAACGCCCTCGAGGTGCGCGAGGCACGCTTCGGTGGCACCGAGTACTCCCTCGACACCAAGCTCAACGAAGCTGTCACGCAGCAGATCATTGCCACGACAGACGCCCAGTTCCAGTCACAGATGGCCGGCTACGACGCCCAGATGCAGGCGTTGCAGCAACAGCCTGCGCTCCCCGAGGGCGAACCTGCTGCACCCACTGAGGAGGAACCGGCAGCTGAGGGCGGTATTTTGCCCCCGGCTGAAGGTGACCGCGGCGACTCCATCTACGCCGACGCCGAGGGCCTGCGCATTCTTGTCACGCACCGCCACGACAACGTGGTCGCCGGTCCCCTCGTAGGCCCCGACGGTCAACGCATCGACACCAGCGAAGCAGCCCCGCTGCTGCTCATTGGCCCCCATCGAACCCGAGCTCGGAGACTCTACCGAGCACGCTTCGCTTTAGACGGCGCCCTCACTGAGGGTCCCTACACCACAGGCTTCAACTCGATGCGTGCAGCCAAAGCTGCGGTACAACGCTTCTTCCCCGGTCAGAATGTGGCAGGGCTAGCACCAGTGCCCGAGGCCGAAGCCGATGCTTTCCGCGCCTACAACGAGGGGTACTGATCCATGACAGACCACAACACCACTCCCGAAGGTTTCCGCACTGCGGCCTACTTGGCGACCAAGGCCCGCCTCGACGCGCGCCGCAGCCGCACCGGTAAGACCAGCCGCCAGGTGACATGCACCCCACCGAATGTGAAGTGCGGTGGTCGATGCATTCCGCCCAACTGGGACTGTCGCATCAAGGGACAAGGGCCAGATCCACATCTGCGCGCAGTCCGCACAGATCCCGTCAGTGGCCTCGCCAATATCGAGCGTGGTGTCAAACGCATCGGCAAAGGCATCCGCAAGGGCAGCTTCTCCGAGATCGAAGGCGGCAAACGCGCCATTGTGCGGGGCGTGGTTAAAGCCACGCCGGGGGACATTCGGCGCAAAAAAGCACTCCAGGCACAGCTCGAGCGGCGCGCCGGCAGCATCGCTACAGCCACGGCCATCATCGGCTTTGGCCTCTTCAGCCACAACCAGCTCAAGCGCGCCCCCTTCTACCGCGAGGGGATCGGCCGCAAAATCGATGATTCTGTGGCTGCTGGTATCAACCGTGTCCTCGATGCGACCCCCGGTATTGGGCGGGCTCGGGCCGAACGTCGCGCCGCTGGCGTCGCCGTAGCTGGAGCTGCTGTTTCCCGCGCAGCTTCTGAAGCAGCTGCAGGCCCTAAAGCTTTGCGGACTCAGCTCCTTGGCACATCAAACCAACTTGAAACACGCGCCACGGCATACGCCAACTCCCGCATCCTCTTCAATCGCCTCAGTGAGGTTGACGTCAAAGCTGCCGCGCTGAACACCAACTCTGAAACCTGGCGGCAACAGAGCCTCGAAGCCTTCTGGGGAACCAAGCGCACTGGAGCCGCTGGAGCAGGAGATGGCAGCACATTCTCCGAGCCCGCTACACACGAGTTTCTCTCGCGGCAGTTTGGCTTCCGCCTCAGCTCTCAGGCGACTGATACTGATGTACGCCGCTCGCTGGCGACCGCGCTCAACCGTGAAGCGTCCAGCATGCAGGCTCTAGCTCGGCAGCAGCGGGTCAATCTCAAGGACGCCGACGCGCGCCAAGCCTTCCTGAATCGCTTGGTGGGACCAAGTACAGCCAATTTCCCCGAGAACGTCCGTGAGCGCGCAGTCAGCAACCTCGACCAGATCCTCGGTAGCGCTCCCCGCAGCCGGGAAGCAGCACTGAGCCGCCGGCAGCTCGCTGAGCGCGTCTACCGCGAAACGCGCGACGGTTTCGACAGCTACTTCGGCCGGGTTGCCAACGAAGTCCGCCAGACTCCTGGCGTGGCCATGCCAGCGGAGCAGCGCCGCCGTGGATACGGCGATCTGATGAACAGCGCTCGCATTGGTCATTCGCGCTACCTGGCTAAGCGCCTCTCGAAGCCCGAGAACGTGACAAGCCGAATGGGGCAGGGCCTCAGCGACGTGCTCTCTAAGGAGTACTTCGCTACCCGCGTCAACAAGAGCAGCACTTTCACGCTCTCGGACCGCGAGACGCTGACCGCTGCCTCCGAGCTCGCGGGCCGCAACATCACCCGGGTAGGCGAAGCCACCCGCTATCTGCAACAGAACGGGTTCGAGCGCCTAATCCCGGTGCGTAGAGCCGCAGCACGCCGCGCGCAAGCTGCCGCAGCACAGGCTCCGCAGCCGCGTGCCGCTCGCCGCCGCTCCATGGCTCAACGCATCAGCGACCTGATGCGGCAGAAAAACCCAGACGGAAGCCCGCGCTACGCCACGCGCGAAGCCGCTGAAGCTGCGCTGAAGCGCATGCGCGGCGACGCTGCTCGCAACGATTTCAAGGAGGGCAAGCGCCTGGGAAAGCCCTGTGGCGCCTCACACATCCCCAAGGCGCATACGTGCACCAAGGGTGAGGGCGCCAGGGCTGCTACGCCTGCAAAATCCGAGTCCTCGAAGATCAACCCTCGGGCTGCTCTGGCTGTTGCCGCTCTCGGTGTGACTGCTGCCACAGGCGCCTATGTAATCAATGACATGAAGCGCGTCGCCAAAGAACCGAACCTGTTCGAGCCCACGCCGTCCACACGCTCCGTAGCCAAAGCGGCGAAGAAGGAGTTCGACACCAAGAAGAGCGGAACTGCCATGGGCAACTACTACACGCAGAAGTCCGGCCTCAAACCAGGTGATGTCGTCTACTACCGCAACGAAAAAGATCCCGCCGCGCACTTCGGCATCTACATCGGTGAAGGCAAAGACGGGAAGGTCCGCGCCGTCATGGCCAACACCAACGAAAAGCGTGCCGGCTTTGTCGACGTGATGGAACTCGGCACTACCAAACCAGATTCCAACGACGCCGCGCACTTCATGTTCCCGGTGCTGCAGAAGGCGCCTCCGCTGAAGGGCGCCAAGGCTCGCACCAATGAAGAAACCGTGCGTCGCGCTTTGCGCGCTGTCGGCACCGACTACAAGTTTTCTCTGACACGAGACAACTGCGAAGTTCTCGCCAACTCCGTGGCCTATGACACCCCGAGGTCGCAGCAGCTCGAGCGCTTCAAGCGTGTGACCCGCCAGGTAGCAGACAGCACGATCGGTGTCAGACAGCGTGCCGGCATGGCCGCACGCCGCGCTCGAGGCCAACGCAAAACAAAGGCTCTCACCGCTTCGCAGATCCTGCAGCGCCTCAGCAAGGACGACAACACCTTCCTGACGGACGAAGGTAAGACACTCGCGCGCACTCACTACAGCCAGTTTTTCGAGAGCGGCACAAAGCTCGACGCTGCTACCCCGATGCCCGCTGCTCTTGTTTCACCAGAGCAGTTGTGGAATCGCATCAAAGACTTTGACGACAGTAAAAAAGCAGTCGCCATGCGCGATTATTTACTCGTACTACGCCTGGCTCTTGATACCAATGCAGCTGCTTGAGCGCTACAACTCCGCCCTGCGTCGCTCCGAGGACGTCACCATCACCCAGCTGAACCGCATCCTCGACAGCAGCTTCAACCGGTTGATCCGCCGCACTCGGATTCAGATCCGCAGTGGCAAGCCAGCGGCCGATCGCAACGTCGCCCTGCTGCAGGAGTTCCGGCAGCTTGTGCCGGCGTTTCGGCCCGACCGCACCGACGCCTACGACCGTGTCCTACGCAGCCTGCTGCGCAGCTCCGAGCGCAGCGGTACCGGCGTCGCCCGAGAACTACTGCGTGACATCGACCCCGGCCGCCGGCGCATCGACGTTTCCATCCCCATCGAAGCCACAGTCGCCGCAGCCGCCCAGGCCCGGGGCTACCTTGTGAAACACGGAACTAAATTCGCATATGAAAGTTCAAATTTAGTTGCACAAGGTATAGCAGAAGGTCGTCCAACTAATGACATACTAAAAGACTTACGTCTACGTTTAAGCATAGTAAAGTCTAGAGCAGATGTGATCGCTAGAACGGAATCACTAAGAGCTTATGCGGCCGCTAGTAATCAATACTACGCGGCCAATGGCATTGATCTCGTCTTTTTTTACACTACAAGTGATGACAGATCGTGTGCAGTTTGTGCAGCCAGAGCAGGCAGAATTTATAAAAGATCTGAGATTAAAGTACCACTACATCCAAGGTGTAGGTGTGCTCTCAGTCCTTGGGATACAGAAATAGCAGCAATGGATCCAGACTATGCTTCATTACCGCGTAGACATAGAGAGGAGGTAATGAAGCACGCTGCTAGTCCTTTAAGCGATGACCTTACTAAGTCTGTGTTCGAGGCTCAAGCTCCAAGGCCTGCAGGGGAGGCCACTTAAGTGTTTTGATCGCCGAGGCCTATAGCACAGCACAGCTATGCTGTGTGAAGCAATACTCGGGACTCTACGCCATGCCCGCCACCGCCCGCCGCGCCAAATCCTCCGCCTACGAAAAAGGTATCCGCGAAGGCCGCGCCATGGCCGCCCGCTCTCGTAACCCCGAAGCCTCCGAGCCTGAAGAAGAGGAGGAAGAGGAAGAAATGGACATGGCCGCCAGCCATAGCCGCAAGCGCAGCGCCAAAGGTGCCAAGCACACCAAGCCCGCCACCGACGGCTACGGCAAGAAGCCCATGGACGCCGAGTGCGGTTGTGGCAAGAAGGGCGGCAAGTGCGACGGCTGCGGCGGCTCCATGCGCAAGCGCCGCGATTCTCTCAGCCCCCTCGAGTACCTCGATGCCTGCGAGCTCGGCGTCCAAGACCGCAGCACGGCTTACATCCGCTCTCGGCTGGACTCCACCGAGCGCCGCGACCTCAAGTGTGGTAAAGGCGCCATCTCCGAGGGTGAAAAGTGCACCAAGGGTGCGGCGCAGCGAGTGCAACCAAACAAGCCAAGTAAAGCTAAAGCTAAAGCACGTCGCAGAGCGATCAAAACCGCGTTGCTCACCGGAGCCGCAATGGGTGCAGGCCTCGGAGCGCTTGAACTAGCTACATACGGGCAGATGCGTAAAAAGGCTGCACAAAATCAACTTAGTCAGCTGAAACAAGCAAAGACAAGCGCTAACAAAACATTCCTATCTCAGCTAGAGACTATCAAACGGGCAAATGAAAACTCACCTAATAACAGCTACCTGCAGCAAGCTAGTTTTCGTGCTGCGATGCAAGCAAAAGGCTATAGAGACCTTAAACGTAAGTCTGTTCGCGCAGGTCTCACCCAGCTGAAGGCTGCAGTTCCAAAGTCTGCGGCTCGCCGTCGTGCAGCACGCCGCGGCCGTCGCGACTCTGTTTACGCTGCCGGCTTCTCCCCCGAGAACGAGCAGCTTGCTATCTGACTCATGGCCCTAACCCCCGCCACCATCCGCATGGATCCCCGCGGGTCCAAGGTCGCGGCCATGGAAGCCGAGCTCGCCAAGCAAGCCGCCGCTCGCGGCCTCAAAGGTGAGCGCGCCCAGGCCTACATCTACGGCACCCTCAACAAGATGGGCTACAAGCGGGGCAGCAAAACCACCCGCAAAGGCGCCGCCAAGGCGAAGCGCTCGGACGGCCTCACCCCCGCCACCCTCCGCCTGGACCTCAAGTGCGGCAAAGGTGCCATCTCTGAAGGTGAAAAATGCACCAAAGGGCCAGCAACAAAAGTAGAGAAAAACTCAGCAAAAGAAGGCAATAAAAAAGGCGAGCTAACTAAAGGCCAACAACAGCGAATAGCAGTAGGCTACGCAGCAGCGTATGCCACTCTAACTGCAGCTGGTTTATACCAAATGCGCAATATGCGCAAAGCTTACGCAGAGAAATTTGATCCAGCACAACGCTACAAACCGTTTACTGAAGACATAGGCGGTGTCAAAAACGTCCTCCAAGAGATGGTTGTTAAACGTGACAAAACCGCAGGACCCAGTTTGTTTGGTGACGTCGTTTTTGGTACACACAAAGGCAAAAACGTTGTCGCCAAGACCATAGGAGGAAAAGGGGCTGCAGGCGCTATGCAGATCCGCATGATGGAAAAACAAGGGGTCATCAGCGCTGACACCAGTGACGCCCTCATAAAGGCGCAGCAGAAACTCCAAGTCAACGAAGTCCAGGGTGCTCAGCTCGCTGGCAAACACGGCTTTGGACCCAAGTTAGTCGCCGCCGGTGATAACACCCTGATCACCGAGGCCGCTCGAGGCCGCCCGCTTACCAGTCAAGACCGAGCACTTCGCTACGCCTTGGGTAAAGGCCAAAAAGAAGCTGCTGATAATCCAGCAAAGTTTTTGCAGAAGATGGCTGCTCTTAGGATGCGTGGTCTGACTAAAGGAACCGAAATAAGCAACACTAACAAAGCCCGAATTGTTGAAAATTTAGCGCGTATGCACACTCTTGGGGTTGCTCACAACGACTTACACCCAGGTAATGTGTTCATCAGCTCCAAAGGAGCGGAGTTCATTGATTACGGTACGTCCGAGCGTGGCGGGAGCGCCGTTGCCTCCGAGTTTGTCCGACTCATGAATAAACCTAGGTTTGGGCTACAACAATCCGGAGGCATGGGCTATAACTTAAAAACAGTCAATCCCACAGCATATAAAAAGGCTGAACGTGAACTTAAAAAAGCGATCGGAAAACGCGTAGGCTCTCTTACGTCTGCTGACATTAGAAAAGCAGTAGAAAAAAGTAGTAAAGCCAGCGATCTAGAAACATCACTGCAAAACATTGTTGATAAATACTACGAAGATCTAGCAAACGCATCGCGCAGCGACGCCGGCATCCCCTGCGGCGAAAGCCACATCCCCCGAGGCCGAACCTGCCACAAGAAGGGCAGTGGCTTCCCCACCCGCACCGCCGTAGCCACTGGCCTCACCGCGGCAGCTCTCGGTGCCGGCGCCCTCGCCTACTCCCGCCGGCGCAAACGTGTGCAGTCGCCTGTGGTTCCGGTTCTGCAGCCTCGGCTCCCCGGCGTCACGCCTCGCGCGCTGCTGATGCCAGCCCGCAAGCGCAAGTCCAAAACGCAGCGCATGCGCGAGAACACCGCCGCTTCTGTCAAGGCCGCCGAGGCGAAGATCGCCCAGACAGCCCGCGAAGAAGTCCGCCGCATCGGCCAGATCGGCAACGCCATGGCTGCCGCCGGCGAAGCCTCGGGCAACATCACCAAGAACGCGCTCCGTGAGCTGCGCCTCCGCACCGAGGCCGCGCGCCGACGCTACGAGCCGGGTTACCGCGCCCCCGACAAGCGCCGCCTCCCCGAGGGCGCCCAGCAAAAGCTGACCGCTGGCAGCTTCAAACCGCAGCGCGAGCCACTGCCGCTCGACCCTCGCACCGGTCAGCCTCGCCGGCGCAAGCCTCGCGGCTTCGGCCGCCTTGATGCTGCGGGCAAAACCGTGTTTCTCAACAAAAAACTGCACGCCGCAGTCAAAGCAGAAGCCAAGCGCAAGTTCAAGATTTACCCGAGCGCGTACGCCAACGCTTGGATGGTTCGTGAATACAAAGAACGCGGCGGAAAGTTTCGCACAGACTCCCTAGACAAGTGGTTCAAAGAAAAGTGGGTCCGCATGAGCAGCACTGGCCGCATCCTCGGACCATGCGGTGACCGTTCCAAGGGAGAAGGCAAACCCAAGTGCCTCCCAGCCAAGAAAGCTTCGGCTCTGTCCGCCGCGGAGCGCCGCCGCGTGGTGGCACGTAAGCGCCGTGAGGCCCCACGCAAAGAGCGCACCGGTGGGCCAGTCATGGTGAGCTCCAAAACAGATCTCTGGGCCACCGGTTTTGACGCCGAGGACGGCAAGAAGTACAGCAAGAAGGTCCGCGACCCCAAAACTGGCCGCACCCGCACCGTCCGCTACGGCGCCAAGGGCTACAAGATTGCCCCCGGCACCGACAAAGGTGACCGCTACTGCGCCCGCAGCTTCGGTGACATGAAGTCCCACGGCAAAGACTGCTCCGGCAAAGACCGCAACACCCCCCTGTGCCTCTCGAGGGCGAAGTGGAAGTGCTCAGGCAAAGTCTCCCGCCGCGACGGCCTCACGCCGGGTGTTTTGCTTCCATGAGCTCCCGCACCGCCGCCTCAGTATGGGCTGCGGGCTTCTGCCTCTAGGCTTATAACATCAGCTTTTATTACTCATGGGCCAACGCATCGTTGATAATGACCGCTACGAACTCGTTTATGTCCGCAACGATACTGAATTCCCAGTAACAGTTCTTGCAAACAGTGGCACCAGCGGTGATGCTTTTGGCCGACTACGCACGAGTACTCCGTTCACTCTCTTCGACAGCCAGCATCGCTATCAAGAGAACGACAAGTGGGACACAGCTGTAAACGCCGGCGGCGCTAAGACGTACGTAGCCAACGAAAGCTGTGTCAATCTCACCGTCCCCGTCACATCTGGCGCCTACGTCTACCGCGAAACCAAGCGCGTCTTCCCCTACCAGCCCGGCAAATCGTTGCTGGTGATGACCTCCTTCGTTTTCGCGGCAGCACAAACAAACCTCCGCCAACGCATCGGCTATTTCAGCACCGAGAACGGCATCTACCTCGAGCAGGAAGACGACACCGTCTACTTCGTACGGCGCAGCTACACCAGCGGCAGCGTCGTCAACACCCGCATCGCTCAGGCTGACTGGAACGGTGACAAACTCGACGG